ACTCTAACAGCATTGATATTAGAGTTTGTTATCTGTCTTGATATTGGAGTTCCATTTTCTACTTTTGATCCGACATTGGTTTCGGATTCAATATTGGCAATACCAGAGATAAATGTTTGATTTGACGTACCAAATCTAGGTTCAAACTCTACATCTTGAAAGTTAAAATCTGTGGGTTGAGTGTTTGTTGGATCGGCACTAGCTCTTAATACTGGAGTTTTTCCTAAAAATACGTCTTTTAATGCTGCTGTATTGTAGTTGGCTGTGCCTTTTGTAAATGCTGCTGCCGATGGAAAACCTTCTATTTCACCTTCACTAAGAACATCAACAATAGTTGCGAATTGTTTACTCGATAAGGCATCAGAGGGTAGCGAGGAATCAACTACTACATCATCTTCTGAACGATTAACAATTCCCATTTACGCTGTACCTTTTATCTGTACTGTATCAATTCCTGCTGATACTACTAGAGAACCAGCAAAAATTTCTCCATAAATGACAGGTATCGCTGTTCCTGCTCTTGATGTATTTTGCACCCCACTAAATGAGAAGTTCTGAGATTGTGGATCTTCTGAAACTCCTGGAGGTTGTGGAACAGGAGTGAGCATCTGTGCTGCTCCAGATAATGCTAAGTAGATACCTAAGTTTCCTGCTGCTGCTGCCAAACTAGAACCAAGAGTAATACTTCCTGCTGTTCCTGCTCCAAAACCTAAAGCTCCCCCTACTCCAAATCCTCCTCCAGAGGCAGCAAACGTACCAAAGCCACCTGTTGCTACTGTTAATCCAATCAATGCTGCTCCTGCTAATATTCTTGTAAAACCTCTTGAACCTGTTGCTACTGGAACTATTTTTACTTCTTGTTGACCTATTGGATTAAATAATTCTGTCTCATCAATCTCAAAGTTACCGACTTTGATACAGTAATTTTGTTCCATCATGTGTCGTTCCAAATGAGGGAAATTTGCTAATAAAAATTTAAAGGCATGAAGTGGAGTTGATATTTCAGCTTCAAATGTACGCTCTCCAAGAAATCGAGCTAATCTTCCGTAAACTTTTATTTTACTGAGCATAGCGATACCTCTTCTTTGTCCATTCTATATACTTTTGGTCATAAGTTTCTCTGCAACTAAGTCTTTTCACACAATGATGAAGAATAGTTTGATCTCCTACATACAAAGCAACATGATCTAAATTACCTGTGCCTGTATCCATCAACAATACATCACCTTTCTCTAGGTCTAATGTATCATCTAATTCTTTAAAACCAGTAAGAGGTAATCCATATTCAAACAAAGGTGATTTACTAAACTCTTCAGGACTTTTGGGTCGCTCCCAATGTTTTAGAGTAATGTTTTTCTTTTCTTCATACCAATCGTGTATTAAATTCCAGCAATCTTGAACACCCCATACCCATTGCCTACCGATTAATCCTTTTTTATAGCCTGATGGTTCAAAATAATGCCATTCTTTTGTCTCTGGAGTAACAATATAAAAAGGTAAATCTAAATATTCACAACTTGCAAGATCAGCTTGACTAGGAAATGGTGGTATCTGTGGATGACTATGAAAAACAGCGATCACTTCTCCAGCATCTTCAGCTTTTACCCAATCATCAGGATCAATAATAAATTGTTCGCCTAAATCTTCTGCAAGATTTTTGCAGGGAAAGTATTTTTCCTTTCCTTTATAGACAGCTAATAAACCACACGCTTCATGTGGTGCATCTTTTTCTGCGTGTTTAAGTGCAATATCTTGCCAAGTCATCCGACAAACGTACCAATGCCAGGAAAAATATCTCTAGTTGCTATTCTTTTTGGTAGTTTTACGTTTACCAAGTCTAGAGCTGATATTGCTTCCCATTGAACAATATCTCTATTTTCACTAATTTTTCTATCTAAAAAATAAATCTCTTGAGGAAATTCTGCCGTTGGATCAGGAGTACCGAATGGATTAGATTGGGTAGTCGAAGATGAAGTTGTTTGCTGCTGAATTGTATTTGGGTTGTTCATCGTAATTGTATTACCCATATTATTTCCATGACTTGTACAGTAATATCTCAAATCATTTGGAGCAGAAGGATAGGCTGGAGAGTAAGTTACAGTTGCATCCGTGCCTAAAGTTCCTGCATTGACAGTGGTTTGCTGTCCACCAGCATCGGATTTTATTCGTAAAGGATGGTTTACATTAGAACTATGAGATTGATTAAAAATATAGGTTGAGCCACGTTTCATTGTTATAACTGGTTTTTGCACTCCATTTATTGCAAAAACATTTGCACCACCAGAATCTTGAACTACTGTGACGGTATATGTGACAGTTTCAGCATCAGAAGGATCAGCTACAGTTTGAGTTGAGGTAGTGGTAGTAGTTGTAGGAGCAAAGTTAACAGCATCCAAAAAACGTGCCAAGGTTCTAATTCTTGTTAATTTTGCACCATTTAAATCGTTACCAACTGTGGTTTGGTTTACGTTTTGCATAATTGCAGTAAGCGTTCCGAAAATATTGCTGACAGATATAGTAGGTCTCGGTAAAGTTCCTGTTCCTGTAAATTCAAACCCTTCGCATATAATTGGAAATCTTAAATAAGTGTTTCCAGCCCAGACTATTTCTCCGTTTGCATTTAGGTTTGAGCCATTATGAAATCTATAGATTGTAGTTGAGCCATGTAATGTTGCATCAAGTTGCAAAGTAAACAGTTCTATTACTGCTCCAGGATTTATCTCTTGTAAAGCTGAAACTGGTACTGCCATTAGGGTTCAAATACTTCTTCAAAACTAGCTGTAATTCTGTTTCGATCAAACTCAAACATTTCTCTATTAAAACTTCTACATATCCATTTGAATGTTGTTGTTGTATCAGGAGGAGACCAATCAAATGATGCTCCATCCTTTCCTCTAGCTTCTAAAAATGTTTCAATCTCATCTGCATCTTCATCATCAACATTAAAAGTAAGATTCCAAACTTTTGGATCTTGATTTAAACCAAAAGTAGTCCTTTGCTGGTAGCCATCTCCGAATTGAGTAATTCTAAGGTTTGACTGACTACGCTTTGTAGCAGAATATTGTGGATTGTAACTAGGAAAAGTAGCCATTAGCGTAAACTAGAAAGAAGTCCTCCAGGTCTTTGTTGTTTTAATAACTCTCCTTTTACTGCAACAGATACAAGAGTTCCAAGTTCTTTCGCTTGGGCATCATCTCCTTGAACATCTGTTCCAGATGCGTCTACATTAACAACAATATTCGTACTACCGCCACCTCCAAGTTTATTATTTGGCACAATCGTTCCAGATGATCTTGGTACAAATAATTCTGGCCCTTTTTCTCCTACAATTGAAGGTCTGCCTACTGGTGGCCTACCTCCATTAGCAAATAAACCGATAGCACCTAACAAACCACCTCCCTTTTCTCCTTTAGAACCTAATATTGAACCGAATAATGCTTGATTCAATGCTACGTCTAAAAATCTATCAGCAACATTATTAAGTAAATCGCCAAGAGTAGATGTTCCTTTTATAAGCCCTTTTATACCTTCTTTTATATCATTATTAATTGACGCAGATAATTCTTTAAAGGCTTTTCCTACTTCATCTGTTTGATTATGAAGATCTTTTGTAAGTTTAACTCCTTTTTCTCTTAATTTATTATGTTTTCCAAGCTCTATAGTATGTGCCAGAAATTCATCTTTCAATAACTTTTGTGTTTCTAAATCTTCTTTATTAGCAATAGCTTTTCGTAAATCTTCTTCTGCCTGTAATGCTTTCTGTTCAAGAATTTTTTGTTCTTCATCAAATGTTTGTTCTACTGTTGCTAAAGATTTTGCAAGTGCTGGGTTCATACCACCATCAACTAAATTTTTAATTTTTTGATTTAATTCAAATTCTTTTCTTTTGTCTTCTACTAAAGTTTGAGATTTAGATGTAATTTCATCATTAGATATACTAATTTTATTTCTAATTGCAAAAATCTCCTTATCTCTTTTAAGCTCATCAATTTTATCTTTAGTACCAGGTTTAGCTCTTCTACTTGTAGACCTTACAGAAGTTTGTGTAAATCCTGTTCTTTGTATTTCTTCTTCTCTAGCCAAGAGAGATTTAGCTTCTTTGTTTCCTCCAGCAGCAGCATCCGCAACAGCCTGATTAATCTCAGCTTCTTTTAATTTTTGTTCTCCTGCAAGTAATTTAGCAACAAAATCTACAACACCAGCAGCAAATGCTTGTAGTTTTAACAGAGCAGTACCAAATATCGTACCTAATATTCTAGTTGTTTCTCCAAACTCTTTAATTTTTCGTACACCACTTTCTCCTATTCTATTTTCCATCATTTTCATTGCAGCATTAAAAGCTGCTGTCTTTCCTTGAGTCCGCTCAATTCTTTTTAATTGTGCTTCTTGAGCAGACCCTTGCAATCCTAATGCTGTAGTTACTGCTTGTACATCTTGTGTAAAAGGCCCGATAGCTCTACCTAACTCGCTTGCACCATTTACAAGATTGTCAAAAATAGAACCTATCTGAGTACCTACAAGAGATAATGCAAATCCTGCCTGACCACCCATTAATCCACCCAATCCACCACCAATAGCACCACCAATAGATGCTCCACCACCTTGACCAAATAACAAAGGAAAAGCTCCACCAATAGCTGCACTGGATAAAGTATCTCTTCTAATTCTTCTATCAGAAGCGGTTCTATTTCTTCTGAATTGAGCAAATCTAAATCCAAAAGATTCTTCTGTTACTCTTCTCTTATCAGCAATTCTCCTTCTTCTTATTTTACGACCAGCTTCTTCTATTGCTTTTCTTTGTTTTTCTAACTCTCTTGTTTGATCTCGTAAATCTTTTAGCTTTTTTTTGTTCGCATTAGATTCACGACTAAGAATTGTTATGCGTTTTTCTGATGCTGCAAGAATCTGTTTTGCTGCAACTAAATCACCTCTTCTAACTGCTTTTTCGGCTCTAGTTAATCTACCTTTTATAGCAGCTAATCTTGTACCTTTAACGTCTAATTGATTTATTCTATCTCTTGTTTTTTCAATTTGATTTAAAACATTACTTTGAGAAGTTAATTGTTTAGCTCTATCGCCACCTCCTGTTTTAGTACCACCTACTTTATTTACATCATTAACTAAAGTTTTTAAAGTTTGTAACTTTTTTATGGCATTATCTAACTGATCAAAGCCCTTAAAAGAAAATACTATCGGAGCTCTTGTTTCAGCCACAACAAATAATAAAAATCACCTTTATTCTAGCTTATCTTCTGCGTCTTGCTTTTTCAAACTCTTTTTCTTGTTCTTCATTTATTACTTGAAAATATGCACTCCACCCTATAAGTTCTTGTATCGTCATACTTCTTACCTCTACAAGACTTTTACCTAGTTCCTTTGCAACACCAAACTGCAACATCATGAGATTGTCTCTTTTCAGTTGGTTAGCTAGTTCTTTGGGTCAGGTAGTTCCTCTTCTGAGTTAATAACAGCAAGCATTAGATTTTGTAAATCAGCATCTTTTACTTCGTTTTTTAATACATCAATTTCTCCTGCATTAAAAAGTTTTCTACCATTTTCATCTTGTGCTTTAGCAATAAGTAATTGTAATGCAAAAGCATTAGCGTCATCACTTCTAGCCTGTTTTTGTGCTCTTTCTCTTTCAGCCATTGTTAATGGTGTTACATACATTTCAAAAATAGAGCCATCAGATAATTCAACTTCCTTCTTTACAGGTTCAAGATTTGCAGCTTTTCTTAGTCTGTCTAGTGCAGATAAATTACTTGCCATGAATAAAAACAATATAATATTTATATTATTCTAATATAAAACATAAAAAAACCCCAGATAATCTGAGGTTCGTTAAGTTATGCTAATTTAACTAAGCTGTCTTAGATAAGTCGAATGTAGGAGCAGCACTAGGTCTAAAGGCTATCTCTACAACCTGTCCGTCATCTGGGTTGACGTTGAAACTTGCAGAAGTAAGAATGATATCTGCCAAAATCGATCTACTTGCGTTTTGATCTACGTTAGCACCACTCATCTGACGATCTATATACAATCTTACTTTTGCACCAGCCTGTTGACGTTGAATAACGTCTTCAACCATTCTGCTCGAAAGAAGTGTGTCATCATCTGTGGAATAAACACTAGCAGAACCACTACCATCAGCAAAACCTGAGATGAAGGTTCTAAATGGTGCAGTTTGAGTAACAGTTTGACCAATACTTGTTACATCAATTTCTGCTCTGGTTATCTCAAAACTCCATTCTCTTACAGATCCAACAACTAATGGTGCTGTAAATGTAATGCTTGCAAATGTTCCTGCAACGAAAGTAGGAGATGCTGAAGCTGTTACTGCTGCTCCTCCTGCTGTTGAGGAAACTGTCATAACACCAGTTGAAGCATCATAAGTTTTTACAAAG